GCCCAGAGAAGTCGTGTTGCGTGGTGCGCTTCGGCGCCTTCGGCGACATGTTGCAGACGTCCGCTCTGCTACCGGAGCTGAAGCGCCAGGGCTACCACATCACGCTGCTCTGCCAGGCGCCGGGCAACGAGGCGATCCAGCACGACCCGCACGTAGACGAGTTCTGGGTCAACGATCGAGACCAGGTGCCGAACAACGAGCTGCCTGCGTTCTGGACCGAGATCGCGCCGCAGTTCGACCGCTTCATCAATTTGTCGGAGTGCGTCGAGGGCTCGCTGCTCGCGATTCCGGGGCGAGCGAACCACGGCTGGCCTAAGGATCTGCGACACGAAATGATGAACCGCAACTACAGCGAGTTCATGGCGCGCATCGCTGAATTGCCGTTCACGCCGGAGGGGAAGTTCTACCCGACCGACGAGGAGCGCGAGTGGGCCGAGGACTTCAAGGCCTCACTCATCAAGGCAGACTTGCTGGTCGTCAAGACGCAGCGGCCGTTCCTGATTGTGTGGGCGCTCGCCGGCTCCAGCGTACACAAGTTTTACCCGAACATGGACCCGGTGATCGCCGCGGTGCTGCGCAACTGCCCGGACGCGCACGTCGCGCTGATTGGTGAGCCGGCCTGCAAGATCATCGAGGCCGGATGGGAGAACGAGCCGCGCGTACACCTCATGTCCGGCGAGACCACGATACGCCAATCGATGGCGCTGGCCCAGGTCGCGGACGTCGTAGTCGGCCCGGAGACAGGCGTATTGAACGCCGTGGCGTACGAGAGCAACGCGAAGGTCGTGCTCCTGTCGCACTCGTCACACGAGAACCTAACGAAGCACTGGGTGAACACCTACGCGTGCGCGACCACCGTCACGCCGTGCTACCCGTGCCACCGCCTGCACTACACGCGCGACTTCTGTCCCGAGCACAAGGAGACCGGCGCAGCGATGTGCCAGGCCGACTTGCATCCGCAGACCGTGTGGGAAGCCATACATCACGCGTACGACGCGGTCCACACGCGCCGGAAATTGATGGGACTTGAATGAACACACTGCAGCAGCTCATCGACGACTTCCGGATGAAGGCGCACGACACGCGCGCCCCGTTCCTGTGGAGCGACGCGTACGTCACCAACCTAGCCAACGAGGCGCAGAGGGAAGCGGTGCGTCGCGCTCGACTGATCCTGGATCGCGAGACGGCGATGGACACCAACTCGAATCCGATCTGCACCTACACGGTGACCGCGAGTCAGCCGTCTATCGCGCTCGATCCGCGGATCATTCGCGTGGAGCGCGTGAAGATCGCCTCGAAGACGCTGCCTCTGCCGAAGGCGCGCAGGCGCGATCTCGATCTGATGTTCCCCGACTGGGAGAACCAAGATCCGAGCGACACCGTTGCGTACTGCGAAGACTTCCAGAAGTACAAGTTGTATTTCCGTAGCAAGTTTCCGGCAGACGACGTAGTCAGCCTCACCGTGTATCGCGAGCCGCTGTACGACATGCGCCTCGTGAGCACCGCAACGATGACCGGCACGGCCACCACGACGATCGTGACGGCCGCCGTCGACCCCGAGATCGAGCCGCGCTACGTCGACAAGCTCGTCGACTGGATGCTGTGGCGCGCGCTCAACGACCGCGACATCGAGGAAAAGTACGACCCCGAAGGCGCCAAGGAACACCTCGCCATCTTTGAAGGCGAGTTCGGTACGTCGGTGTCCGCCCTGCAGGAGGAGTGGGAGCGGATGCATTACGGCGACCGTGAATACGAAGGGCTCTGATGGCCAACGCACTATACGACAACGCCCGGCAGCTGTTCCTGACTGGGACGCTGGATTGGTTGACGATCTCAGCCAAGGTGTTCCTGATCGACACCACGCACTACACCTACAGCTCGGCGCACCAGTATGTGTCGACCGTGGGCTCCAGTGCGCGCGTGGCCGGCCCCGTGTTGATCACCACGCCGACCGCTGTGGCCGGCGCCGCCGGGGGCGACAACATCACCTTCTCTGCTGTGTCCGGCGCCACCGTGCGCGCAATCATCATCTACTCGGACACCGGCACCGAAGCCACCTCACCGCTCATCGCGTACATCGATACCGCGACGGGGCTGCCGATCACACCGAATGGTGGCGACATCATTCTCCAGTGGGACACAGGCGTTAACCTCATCTTCCGAGTCTAACTATGTCCAAGAACACCCAGCTCACCGACCTGTTCGTCAACACGCAGGGCGACGGCGTCAAGTCGCAATTCAACTCGGGTTTCATCGACATCCTCGATGGCGCTCAACCGGCGAACGGTAACACCGCGATCACCACGCAGAACGTGCTCGTATCGCTGACGTTCGGCGCGACCGCGTTCGGTTCGACCTCGGCCGGCGTGATGACCGCAAACGCGATTACCGCTGGCACGGCTACGCGCACCGGCACGGCCGCGTGGTTTCGCTGCTACAAGTCGGACCACTCGACCGCGCTCCTGGATGGCAGCGTCGGCACCTCCAGCGCGAACTTGATTCTGCCCACGACCACGATCAACAACGGTCAGACGGTGACGTGCAGCTCCTTCGTTCACACGATTAGCGAAGCCACCTCGGGCGACTGATGGCTATCGCCACGTTGGACGACTACATCGGGTCGGTCAAGCAGATCATCCCGTACTCGAAGACGGCCTCGCGCACCACGGTCGCGAACGTCTGGTTCACGGTATTCGACCAAGCCGGCAACCCCGGCTCGGGCACGCTCGCCGCCGGCAACACGTCCGCGGGATTGGTTCCCGTAGCCGGCACGACCAGCGCGACCAACGGCTTCCCGTACATCAACTTCACCTCGGGGTTGGGTTACCTCGCGTCTGTGGACTTCGGGTCCACGGTGGCCGGGCGCCTGCAGCTCGTGGATAGGCTGTATCACGCCGGGGCGTTCGCATTCGGCGCCGGCACCTCGACGCTGTCGTCCCAGCCGTCGTACTCCAGTCGCATTCCAGGTGGCACCGATTACACCGGGCTCCAGATCTGGATCGAGGTCACCACCGCGTTCGTGACCGGAAACAACTGGACGGTGAACGTGCAGTACACGAACCAGGACGGGACCGCTGGACAGCAGACTGGCGCCACCGCGGCGCTCGCTGCGGCCAGCTTGACGCTCGGCAAACTACTGCAGATGCCGCTCGCTGCCGGCGACTCCGGCGTGCAGAAGATCGAGAAGGTGATCGTCACCAACGGCGTCACCGCGATGACGGCCGGCAACTTCAACGTCGTGGTCTTCCGTCCATTGTGGAACGGGCGCGTGAACGTAGCCAACTCCGGTGACACGCACGGCATCGACCGCACCGGGCTGCCGCAAATATGGGCCACCTCCGCGTTGCAATTGCTGATCAACGCCGACTCGACGGCATCGGGACTACCTGACCTGACGCTAGAGATCGCCAGCAACTGATGGCTATCGCTACGCTCGCGCAGCTGCGCAAGGCGGCGCGGCAGACGGTGGTGCTAAGGAAGGCCGTGGTCGAGGGCGGGACAAATCAATGGTACAACTCGTTCCGCTCAGCGACGGGCGATCCGGCTGCGGCGCTATCGCTCAGTAACACGACCACTGGACTGGTTCCGCAGGAGGGCGATGCCGGCATACCGTCCATCGTGAATTTCTCCGGCACCGGCTACATCTCGGGGATACGCTACGCCCCCCAACAGAGCGGGACGCCCACGGGACCACAGCGTGTGCTGCTGTGCGATCGGCTGTTCCACGTTGGTCCGTTTAGCGCGGCGGGTACGACCAATTTGTCTTCGCAACCGAGTTACTCAGGACGCCTACCTACGGTTGGCGGCAACCCGGATTACACCGGATTGTTCATTTGGCTGGAGGGGCTGGCTGGAGTCACCCCGGCTACAGCTCAGGTCACCTACACCAATCAGGACGGCACAGCTGGACAGACTTCCGGCACCGCGAGCACGTCGAACACCAGCAACGATACAGGCGGGGAGATCCCCTTGGCAGCCGGCGACGTCGGCGTGAAGAAAATAGAAAGCGTCATCATGAGCGGCGCCGGTTCGATTGCGACGTGCAACATCGCGGTGCTGCGTCCGCTGAGATGGATGTGTATCAACGACAAGATAAATAACGGCGAGCGGATCTATGGGCTCGGTCAGGGTATGCCGATTGTGTTCCCCACGACCGCGTTCTATCTGGTGTTCTTCGGCAGCCAGGGCTCCACGTTCACGCCGGACATGGCCATCGAGATAGCCAGCGCATGAGCATCGCTACCTTAGAGCAATATCGCAAGGCATTGCACCAGCGTCTGGATTTAATCAAGAGCGGTGGGCACACGTCGGTGATCAGCAGCTGGAACACGCTCTGGGACGGCACCGGTAATCCACCCGCCGGCACGCTCGCTGTGGGCAACACCGCCAACGGCGTGGTGCCCACCGATACCACGACCGGCGCACCGACGATCGCTTTCTCCAGCTCGAAAACCGGCTACTTGAGCTGGATCGATGGCAACGCCACGCCGGCTTCACGCATTGTTCTCTACGATCGCCTGTTTCATTGCGGCGCGTACGCGTTCAACGCCAACACAACGCTCACTTCGCAGCCCAGTTACTCCTCGCGTGTGCCGGGCGGCACCGATTTCACCGGTCTACAGATCTGGGTGGAGGCCGTTACGTCGTTCACCGGGGCGCCCACCATCACGGTGACGTACACGAACCAGGACGGCACCGCGGCCCAGAGCACCGGGGGGATTTCTCTCGCTAGCGCATTCGCTCTCGGGAGAATGCAACAGCTACCGCTAGCCGCGGGCGACGTGGGCGTGAAGAAGATAGAGAGCGTCGTCGCCACGGTGGCGTCGGCCGGTACATTCAACATCATCGTAGCGCGACCGCTCGCTACGATGCGGTTCGATATCACGCAGCAGGGCGCGGTGCAACCAATCGAGGTGGTGGGTATGCCACAGGTGTGGCCCGACTCGTGCCTGGCGCTCCTGTACCAACCGGACACGGCAGGCAACGCGGGAACGCAGGCCATCGCCTTCAGCACCGAGATAGCGAGCGGGTAACCTATGGCCATCCTTTGGCGTGTCAGCCCGCGCCAGGGGCGAATTGGCCTCGTTGGGCGCGTAAGCAATTCACTTCCCGGCGGCGGATTCGCGAGCACCGGGGACGCCGGATTCAACGTCAACTTCGACGAATTCTTCGGGCTCGTCGGCACCGACACGTCTGCGCAAGGACAGACGGTTGCAATTCAAGCGAACGTCACCGTAGACGGCCCGGTCACCGTAGCACAAGGCGGCCAGACGATCGACGCGAGTGGGTATCCATTCGGCAACGGCATCGTCAACACGTTCCAGGGCCAGACGGTCAGCGCCACCAGCAACATCACGGTCGACGCACCGACGACCACGGCCCAAGGCCAGACGGTCAACGCGAGCAGCAACGTCACAGCGAATGGCCCCGTCACCACCGCTCAGGGCCAGACCATCGATGCCAGTGGCGCGATGCACTGGGACTCGACGGTCGCCACGGCGCAAGGTCAGACGATCGATTCGTCGGCCACCGTAGGCGGCGCGACAGATGGGCCGGTCACCACGGCGCAGGGCAGTCAGACGATCGACGCCGCGGGTGTAGTCAAGACGGTCACGACCGTGCAGACGGCGCAGGGCAAACGCGTCGAGGCCCTCTGGCGAGATTCGCCCCGTAAGCAACGCATCTCGCTGGTCGCGCAACTCGCGCAGACGAAGAACTCCGCGGCGTTACCAGGCGTGGCGCTGGAGGCGTTCTTCCAGCGTGGCTACGTCGCCGGACAAACGGTCGACGTCGTCGGGGACGTGCATCCGTTTGCGCGCACCGCGCAGGGCGGACAGACGGTAGACGCGATCGGATTCATCACCGGAGCGCACACCTACCAGGGTTCGCAGACGGTGGACGCCGTCGCGACGCCGACATCGGATTCCAGCGTCCGCACGGCGCAGGGACAGACTGCCGACGTCGTCGTCTACTGGGACATCGACTCCACGGTGGCCACCCGCCAGGGTCAGAGTGTCGCGCTCACGGTTCCCGCGGTCATCGTTACGAGTCAGGGCCAGACGGTGGACGCGGTGGGATCGGTGCCGCTCGTGGCGACCGTGGCCACCGCGCAGGGCGACCAGACCGTAGACGGCGCGCTCTCCGGTGAGTTCGAGCAGACCGTCGACCTCTCGGGCATCAACAGCCTGGCGTTCGGTACCGCTAGCCTGCACAGCAACAAGCTGCAGATGCATGGATTCGATGCCTCCGCGTTCGGCACGCTGAGCATCGGTAACGCCACGATCAAGGTCAAGGGCGCCTCGTTCATGGCGTTCGGCCGCGCGAAGATTCAGAACGGCACGAACTACATCAAGCCGCTTGGGCAGAGCTGGACGAAGTTCGGTGTACCGAAGTTGCACAGCGACGCGCTGGGGATGCGCGGGTTCGATACCTCGAAGTTCGGCACCGCGACGATCTCGAATTACATACGCGACGTCTTCCCGTTGCCGTTCGACTCGCTGGTGTTCGGCACGAACACGATCTCGAATTACGAGCGCACCATCCCGCTCACTGGTTTCGATTCCTCAGAGTTCGGCACCGCGAAGGTGCACAGCAACAAGATCCCTATGTCGGTCGGGGACTCGATGAAGTTCGGTCGCGCGACGATATCCAACTTCATTCGCTACATCGATTTCACTGATCAGGGCATAGATTCCAGCGCATTCGGCAACGACACGATCTACAACTTCCTGACCTACGTTCAGCTGAAAGGATTCGATTCCGCGGTTGTGCCGGCGCCGTTGCAGATCGCGTACCGCATCCGGACGATCCATCTGCAGGGCCAGTCCTTTGCTCGCTATGGACAGGACACGATCTCGAATTTCCTGCAATACGTCAACCTAAACGGCTCCGACTTCTCGGTGGTGTGGGACGACTTCGGCCCCGTGAATCCGTTGACTGGATTCGGTGCGCGCGTGTGGCTCGCTCGCGCGAGACCGCCGATGCAGGGATTCGATTCCGCCAGCGTCGGCACACCGGCGCTCGTTCAGTTAGCCGGACCGATCGGGCACACGCCATGCTAGAGAACCCGTTCCCCACAGACGTGCGCTTGGTGCTCAAGGGCGACAAGCAGGCCGCCGCAGCTGCAGCTCCTAGAGGCCGCAGCGTGCTGCTGCGCGCGATGGAGCTGGCCGCGCAGACCCGCGGTGGATTCTCTTCCGTATCGATGCCGTTCCCAGATGGCTCGGTGATCACCGCGCAAATATTCGGGGCGAATAAGATCGTCACGGTTACCGCGCCGCCGACCACTACCGAAGAGCAGCCGCAGATCGGTATACCGCTGTTCAACACGCCGGCTCCGATAGAAGTTGGCGTGGGCTTGTGGTCGGGGTGGATCAGGGGGCCGACGTTCATTCCTGCCGGCACGCCGCCCAAGACGTACCTGCATGACTTTCGCCCGATACCGCAGACGGCGCTGGCCTACCACCTAACTGACGGGTTCTCTTCGTACACCCGCCTCGCGCAGCAGAACAGCGGCCCGATCATTTCCGGCGGCACGGATCGCATCCGCCCGTCGCTGTACTCGGGCGCCATGAAGCGCGTGGTGCAGGCGATGCTCGGGATAGGACACGTCGGCGGTCAGAACGAGATGCTCGATAACAGCCCGCGGTATATCGACGGCAGCATCCCTCATATGAAACGAGATGTCCTGGTGACGTACTCGTGGACGCTCGGGACCACCCACGGCATCTACAAGGCCGGGTACAAGAACCACTGGCTGATCGAGATCTCGCAGGACCGCGGCGTGCTCGCGATGCCGCTGATCCTGATGCCGGACACGAAGACGCTGGATTACTACATATCCAAGACGAAGATAGGCGACATCGGCACCACGCGTGTGCTCGATGAATTCGGTGGCATCCCGACCGGCGAATCGTTTCCCACCGACTCGGTGGCGCTCACCAACGCAATCAACGCCGGCAAGGTGCTGCGACTGCTGGGCGCATCGGACATGCAGGCGTTCTACACGGCGAAGAATTTCTACTCGAATTTCGGGTGGGCGTTCTCTAACACCGGTACCGAGGCGCACCACTGTTGCATGAGCGATCGCGATAGCGGCTTCAACTTCTACCCGGGCACCGGAGACAAGTATCTCTGCGGCGAGCACTGGTCGATCAAGATCACGCTCTCCGAATACAACTTGAAAAATTTACAGGGACCGACACCGACTCCGGTGGGATCAGGCAGCGCCTCGTTGTCGATGATCCACATCGGGCGCATGGCCTATCAGGCGCTCGGTGCATTTCTGATCCCATACGACAACGTCGGTATGCGCCTGACGTATCCGACTTTGTATCTAAACGGTGGCCCGGGCAACCCGTACAAGTACATAGGTCAACCCGGGGTTGGCGGTCTGGGTGATCCGCCGCCGGACACCTCGCACTGGGGCGCCGTGGTCAACGTGTTCTTCGACGGCGACCGCATGGAGCGTCTGAAGTGGGTACCCGAAGTCAAACTGAATAGTGGATTCAAGCATTATCCGGTCGGCTCGGCGATCGGTCAGTTTTGTACCATCGATTGCAGCGGGAACGTCGCGTTCCAGGACACCGTGTTCACGCGCGTCGAAACCGCGTCTCGTTGGTCGCCCACCGGATTTGCCGGCGACTCGGTCGACATGCGAACGATCAATCGACTCGATCAGCGCGATCCAAACGGAGATCCCAGCGGGGAGTGCCCGTACATCTTCCTGTTCAGCGACCTCGGATGTGTTGGACCGATACCGGGTGACGCGTTGAGCGACAACAGCGAGGGCGGCGATCCGAACCTATTCGACGAGGGTATGAACGGCCACACGATCACCTCGGTTTACTACGGTGTGCTGCCGGCTTATTGCAGGGAATCGTACATCATCGTCGAGAGCTTTCAGGATCTGTTCAGTCTGACCACGTTCGATTACGCAGCCGGCCTGCCGTACATGCCGTTCGAGTTTCCGTACAGCACCAGCGAAAGCAATATTCACTACCGCAAGACGGCCGCCGGATTCGTGAGCGAGGTGGGCCGCGTTAACTTCTCTCAGATCGAGGATTTCATCTCGCCACTGAAGACGTGGAATTCGCGATCGATTCCTCCGGGGCTGCCCGCCGATCAACGCATGGACCCGATCGAGACGGCGCTAACTGGAGCCGACATCCTGTGGGCCTTGACCCGTGATGCCGGGCCGTCGACACAGTTTGTCGCCCACGATGGATACGCTTTCTTGTCCGATACGTCGATCGAGTACATCCGCGTCGGATTGCCAACCGGTCTCTCTGATCGAGCGACACCGAGCAAGACCAATTGGATCGGAACGGTATGAGTGACCCCATTCCTCTGAAAGTAGAACTCGGCATCGATGTCGTGTCGCTGGAAGCGCGCGCGCCGGCTGGAACGGTGCGCCAAGCGGTGAACATCGAGCTGAATGACAAGAGCGGATTCCGCCGTCGAGATGGCTACGTCCTCGCTCGCGAGACGCCGTCGACAGCGATGTGGCACGCACAGAACATGGATCTGTCGCTCTACGTCGCCGATAACGGGGACGTGCATCGATTCCTAGACGACGGCAGCGATCCGGTGATCGCGAGCGGCGCCACCGAATTCTGGCCCATCGAGCACGCGCACTGGGTATACGTCGGCATCGGATCGAGCGTGATCCGCATCGATCCAGACTTCTCCGTGCGCACAGCGGGCATCGCGAACTTGATCGGCATGTCGCCGACGCTCACCGGGCTCGATAACGGCGGCCTGCCTCCCGGCATCTATCAGGTCGCGGTGTCGTACCTGAACGATCTCGGTGAAGAGTCGGGCCTATCGGCCTCGTCCACGATCACGCTGACAGATGGCGTGGGCACGATACAGGTTGACTTGCCCCCCGTGCCGGATGGCGGGGTGTCGATGTCGATCTATCGCAGTATGCCAAACGGCGAGCAGCTCTATCGCGTTGCCACCGTCGCGGCCGACACGTCGTACGAGATCTCCATCTCCGCCATCGGTATGCCGGAGCAGAACTGGATGCGCGCGCCGCTGCCCTCTGGAATGCTGGCTTCGTACAACGGACTGCTGTACTCCGCGCGCGGCAGTTTCCTGTATTACACCGACGACTTCAACCCGAACTTGAGTCGAGTTCGCGACGGATTCATTCCGTTCGGCGAGCCCATCAACGTGCTCGCCGCAGTCGACAACGGCTTGTTCGTCGGCACGCCTTCCCGGGTGTACTTCCTGGGCGGCGGCAACCCGGAAGACTTCACGCTCAAGCCGGTCGCGCAGAACGGAACGATCTTCGGTAGCGGCGTGCAGTTGCCGGGCTACCTGTTTCAGGAATCGCTGCTCCGCGGTGCCGTGCGTCTACCCGGCGGTGCGGAAGCGCAGCCGGTCGCGGTGTGGTTGTCCACGCTCGGCATTCAGGTCGGCTTGTTCGGCGGCTCGGTGCTCACTCCGCAAGAGGAGCGCATCTCGCTGGATTGCGACCGCGCATACACGTCTGGTTTCAAGCATCGAGGGATTCACCAACTGCTCTGCGCCACAAAGGGGCTCAACTTGGGGGTCGGGGGCGCACCCGTTTCCTAATCAGGACGGAGGAAAACAAATGGAGAATATGTGAACGAGCTTTTCCGCCACGCAAGAGAATTCAAGCGTTACCTCACCAACCATCAATTCGAGCGGATGCCCGACGGCGGCGTCCTCTTCCCGCGTGCCGCGGCCATCGCTCGCGGCGTCTACGTCCACGGAGTGAACGGACGCGACTGGCAGGAAGACGCCAACCTGTTGCCCGATGAAGGCCTGAACCACATGCTCGACGTGACGCTGAACAGCGGCACGCAGATCACAACGTGGTACTTCGCTCTCTACTCCGGCGCCGTGTCGCCCGCGGCCAACTGGAACGCTGCTGGATTCGCGGCCACCGCAACCGAGATCACGTCCTCGAACCCCGGGTACAGCGAGACCACTCGTCAGCTTTGGGTCGGCGCCAATGCGTCCAGTGACTCGACCAACAACCTGTCCAACAAGGCGGTGTTCACCATCGCCGTTTCGTCTGGCACGCTGACGGTCAACGGATGCGGGATGCTCTCCGCTTCAACGAAGGGATCGACTTCAGGGAAACTCGTGTCGGCCTCGCGCTTCGGTGCGACGCGCACGCTATCCGACGGCGATCTATTCAACCTGGGCTACACGCTCACGCTCTCTTCGAGCTGATGGCCACCGTCACCGAACTCGTTACCAGCTGCGCCTTCGCCCAGGCTACGCTCGGCCCGTGGGAAACCACGGTGCTGTGCACGTCCACGGCGCTCGGCACGTCGACCGCGAATGCAGCCAACCTCGGCTTCAATGTCGTGTCGTCAGCGGTAGCGAGTTCGACTGTCGCGCATACAGTCGAGACTACCGAGCTGTTGACGGACGTCGTCATCGCTCGTGCTTTCCCCGACTTGTTCGACCAGGATGCGCTGACGTCTGCCGGCACGGCTACCGACACGGTGACCGCGTATGCGTTCGTCGTGCAACTGGTGTCCGATCTCGTGTCGGCGTCGTCCGCGGCGAGCGTGGGGTTAACGGCGACGGAATCCCCACTCTCTTCAGCCGTAGCCAAAGCGATACCGGATCTAGGCGACCCGAACACGGTGCTGTGGATCAACAGCAAGACGTTCGGTGCCGCTACGTGGGCCGGGCTGAAGACGAACAGGTTCGCCGTCGTGAACGACACATTGATGGCGTCCGCCGACGACGGCGTGCTGGCCTTCGGGGCAGACGACGACAACGGCACCGCGATCAACGCATCGATCGTGGACGACTGGCGCCACTACGGTGACACGCCCATCCGCGAGATGCGATACGTCTCATCCTATATCAGCGCCAAGTCCGCCGGACCCATGCAAGTGGGCCTGGAGACCGAAGAGAACGGCGCCTTCACATACCAGACGGACCTCCCTATGTCTACGAGGTTCGTC